CGTGGCCTATCTGTTTGTAGATTTCTTGCGAAACCACGGGCTGAAGATATGAATTACTACCTCAATGCTTTCAATGAGATGTTGCGTAAGCGGCAGGAAAACCAGATGGGGCGCGGTGGTGGACAGATGATGGGCGGTGGTGGCAATGAACGCATGACCAGCCCTTTTGACACTATGTCAAACGCTGAGAAAGCCGCCTACTACAGCAACAACCCTACGATGGCGGCAATCACGCAAGGCTTGCAGAAGGGGTTTGGCGCGACCAGCTACGGGATGCTGCAAAACGCCCTAGCGCCGAACTTTGTAGCAGAGCAGGCGTCAGTTGCCCGTGGGATTGACCCTGGCACTGGTTTGCAAGTTGGTGGCTATGGTTCGCAACCCGGCACTTCTGGAATAACCCCCACTGGCTTGTACGGCGACCAGTTTGCGGGTGAGACTGCCCCGCAGTCTAGGGGTATGTTTGAGTCTTTTTTGAATAGTGTGTTGCCCAGGTCCTCAGTGTCTTTGGGGCCACCAGCGCCTGTTGAGACTCGGGAGGCTACGCCTAACCCGTATGGCCCCGTAGGACTGTATGGTGACGCAGCAGCAGGTACAACAAGTAGCTACGGCGGCGGCGCTGACGCACCAGGGGCTAATGCTGACGGTTTTGGCGGTGGTGATGCTGGCTTTGGCGGCGGTAGTCAAGCCTTCAACCAAGGCGGCATGGTCACACCCGAACGCTTGATGGGCCGCGCTCCTGCGCCGGACGATGGCTACGGGGCGTTACAAGGCGGTGAGTACGTCATCACCAAGGCGGCGGTGGAGAGGTACGGCAAGGCGATGATGGACGCTATCAATAATGGCACTTTCCGCTAATCATGGAGTTTATAGAGGCACTGGCGAAGGGTTGGCCCATGCTGCTGGCGCTGATAACGCTCATCATTGTGCTGGCTAAGATGGATATAAAGATTGCCGTGCTTGAGGAAAAGGTTAAATCGTTGTTTGAGATATTCAACAGGAAAGACAAGTGATTGACCTTACCAAAGCCATTGGAGCCGTTGCCGCAAGCATTGCAGCGATTGGTGGCGGTTACACGCTTGCCGATAAGTTTGGTTGGTTTGACCGGGCTATTCTAGAGTGGTCGCCAGAGCATTTTAAAATCACAGCAGCGGCTGGACAGGCCATCAACGTCACAGTAGCCCGAATCAAAAAGCGTGATGACTGCTCTGTTGAAAGTTTTACCCCAAGCATCCGTGACGCATCGGGCATGGTGCATGAGGCAACAACAACAGCAAGCAAGTTCAGCGGCCCCGCAGGGCCACAGATTGATACTTTTTCGTACCAATTGACAATGGTGAGAAAAGAAAAGATTGCACCCGGCACAGCCACGCTGCTCGCAACCATCAAATACAAATGCCCTGAAGGGGAGCGTGTCGTGCAGTACCCTCGCCATGCTAATTTGTCGTTTTTATTGGAGAAATAATGGATTGGCTTAAACAGATTGCACCGACGATTGCTACCGCACTTGGTGGCCCCCTGGCTGGAATGGCGGTAAGCGCCATTTCCAAAGCCATTGGCGTTGACCCTGAAAAGGTTGGCGACCTAATCAGCAGCAACAAATTAAGCGCAGAGCAGATTGCCCAGGTCAAACTAGCCGAGATTGAACTGCAAAAGCAGGCGCAAGAACTTGGCCTTAATTTTGAAAAGCTGGAAGTTGAAGACCGCAAGAGCGCCAGGGATATGCAGTCAGTCACTAGGTCAGTGATGCCGCCAATACTGGCTGCTGCTGTAACTATTGGATTTTTCACCATCATGATTATGATGTTCTTCAACAAAATTGACTCCAGCAACCCTGCCATACTGATGATGTTGGGATCACTTGGCACAGCCTGGACGGGGATAATTGCTTATTATTTCGGCAGCAGCGCCGGGAGCCAAGCCAAGACAGATTTGCTGAGTAAAAAATGACCCCGCATTTCACACTTGCCGAGTTGACGATGACAAGCCACCGGCAATTTGACAACACGCCAAACGCTGCTGAGTTGGCAAACCTGACCCGACTAGCACAGTTTCTGGAGTTGGTAAAAGCCAAGCTGGATGGCAAGCCGATTATGGTGAACTCGGCCTTTCGGTCTAAGCAAGTCAATGACTCAGTGGGCAGTAAAGACACTTCACAGCACCGGCTAGGCTGCGCTGCTGACATTCGTGTACCCGGCATGACGCCTGACCAAGTTGTACGCGCTATCATGAGCCACGGCTTGTACTTTGACCAGATCATCAGAGAGTTTGACGCCTGGACGCACATCAGTATCCCAAACACCGCAGCCCTGTTACCCCGGCGTCAGGCGCTCATTATCGACAAGCTAGGAACTAGACCCTTTGTTTAGCGCCCGGTACGCCTCAATCGCATCCTTGAGGTCGCCCCGCAACTGCTCTAGCTGGTCTTGCTGCTTTTGCATCCGCAGGTAAGCCTCAAGCGCAAACTTGTCCAGTACGGCTCTGTCCCAGGTGTTGAATGTAGGGGTCATGGGTGTGGGCAATCTTCTGGGACAAAAGCTAGGCAATGGACGGCGGTGTACTTCCCTGTTGTCTTGACCCAGCGGTCGATATAGGCGTCAGGCATCAAGGCCAAGGAACGACTGACGCCTGTCGGCGTAACCTTCAGCGCAAGCGCAAGTTCCAGGGCAGTCATGCCATCTGGAGCCTGTGCCAGAGCGTCCCTAATCTTTTCTGAAATTACCACGGTGCGTCCTCATGGTTTTGCGGGTTGAATGGGATAGGTTTGCTTGGTTGCGCTGGCGGCAACTCGGTGGGAAAAGGCCAGTTATTCATTGCGCTCCTTCAGCAGTTGCTGCGCCCACAGTGCGCCACCACCAAAAGTCCCATCTGTCCAGACTGCGGTCTGCTTATCCTCGTCAGTCAGACCCTGCCACGGGCGCTGTGCTGCAAAGTGATCCGCAAGCTCCCGCGCCTTGTGCTTAAGGATGCCTTCCCGGACTAGGCTAACCACCACCATGTCACGCCACGGGGTTGGCTCTGGCTGTGCCAGTGCTTCGCGCTGGCTCCTTGCGCGGATAGCGTCAGCGTACTGCTGCCAGCCGTACTCGCCTTGAGCCTCGCACAGTTTTGCACACGCCTCACGCTCAGCGGCAGCGACAAAGCTGGCAAAGGCTTTAAGGTAATAGATAAACTTCTCCCTATCTTTACCCATGCCGTAGTACGCTATCCCGGATGCGTCTGCCATAAGGATGATGTCATCTTCATTCATGTGTTCTTCTCCTTGAGCAGTGCCGCGATGTCAAGGGCCACCCCATACACCCCATCGCGCAGTCTTGAATCAGTGATCGTCAAGTTGCTGTTGATGGCCGTGTCAAACTCCTCATCCGTCAGCCCCACCCACGGCTTCTTGTAAACCTGCGTGTCATCATCGTCCCACTTTGCTTCGAACGCAATCCTCATATCATCGTCCACTTTGCGCTGGAACGCTGCTCGGCGCTTGGCCTCTGCTTCAATTCTCTTGAATTCGTCTTCCTCTGTATTCATAGCATCCCCCACAAGAATCCAGCCAAGCCTGCAATGCCTGTCACGGCAAACAGCACCAAGATGCAGGTTGCAATTACAAACATGAGGTTTGCCAATTCGTAGTCGTCATCGTCATTCATAGCGTCACCTTCCGAGTTTTGAAACCACGATGAGTAAAGCATTGCACCGACCCATCTGCCAGCATCTTCCAGCCTGCGTTTTCTCCACAGAGCTTTTGAATTTTCTCTTCTACCGTATCTATCCGTGCCTCATGCTCAGACGGGCCGTCGAGCAAGTAGGCCGTGGACATGACTAGGGCGATTAGCCCCGCAGCGACCCAGTTCATGGTTTCTTCCCAAACTTCAGCACCTCCAGCCGCTCCCGGCTAGTACGCATGGTGCAGTAGCGTTGGTGGATGCGCTCCAACATCTTCACGCGCTTATGCACCAACTTTTCTTCTTCCAACATCGCCAGCAGTTGTTCTTCGCTGTACTCGTTAGCCTCAAGATGGAATTTTCTCCAAGTCTTCAATTTTCTTCTCCAGGTCTGTAATGCGTTGCACCACCTTGTTGTAAGCCCGTGACGCACTGTTATGCGTCCGGGTGCGAATTGCAAGTTCGGCCTGTGCGGCCCTCAACTTAGCTTTGAGTTGGGTTAGTC